TCCTGCTTAAACTCCTCATACGTCGGAAATTCTGTGAAGAATGCATGTAAATTACACTCTTCAATTATCTCCAAAAACATATTTCGGTGCTCCTGAAAGATCTCTCTACCATGGAAGAAATACTCACGAAGCGCATTTTGCAAAATATCCACCGCATGTTGCTCCTCACACACCACTTTTGATGGTATGTGCTTGGTTAACATTTTAGCAATGGATTTCTCGTTCAATGCAGCTAGATGACTTCCAACTTCTTCATCATATCTCCATGCCCTTTGCAAGAAGACAATATCATTCATATGTAGGAAAGGAACTGAGTTACTCTCCTTGTCAGCCATTGTATACTTTACACCAATTTTACCAAGAACTTCTTGGATAATAGTGTGATTATAGTTAACAATAGTTGAACTCACATTCATGACATCATCATCTCCATAGGTCATTAAAGCTACAAACTGCCTAAACAACTCCAAATGCAATCCCACCATGAGCCAAACATATCTCATATATAGGGAATGTGCAATGCAATTAATAATAACAGTCAAAGGGTGACCTGAGGGATTAGATCCCCAGAATTCAACCAAATCACCATTAAAATCACAAAGTGGAAATGCAACATCTTCTGCTAAACCAAGAATGACGATAATGTCCTCCTCGGGCCAGCCTGCATGTCGCAATAGTTGCACAATAAAGTTGAAGGCGCCCAAAATCCATACTCCTGACATACGCTTATCGTACTTAGAGAAATCACCTGCAATCATTCTTTCAGGCCCAAATTGGGTCAAGTAATGATACATTTCATCCCACTCATACGATGTGGTATTTGTGCCTGGAGCTGCCTCAAAAATATACTTATTATTTTGAACGACTCGAACAAATGATAACAAATATTTTCTCATGACAAAACTCCAATCTGCTGGAGCACCGCCAAAAATGCGAGTATTACCATCAACAATCTTCTCGAGAGCACGAGGCTCATCCTTTAGATGTTGAATATACACTGGCATATGTCGTCTCCCACTACGATAAGTGGCAATAATGCGATCAACGCGCTCATAAAATGAATCGTCAAATTTAACATAATCTTGCCACTCCTCAAAGAAACAAGGAGCACTCAGGAAACAATTTTTCTTCTTCCGCCACGGGAACCCCATAGATGTTTTACGGTTCATTTTATCAATAAACTTAACACCAGGAAGTCCATTAAGTGTAGCATCATTATCTAACACAATCATTTCCTTAAATTGATC